CCAATAATGATCTTATCATTATTGGTAGCAGATACAAGAAATGTTAATATATATAACCCATCTACAGATAGACTAGATTTTGTTGCCAACACCAGCACATACACTGGAGCAGCACAAGATTTCTGGTCTTGGGTTAATTATCCTGTAGCAGCAACAAATGCCCCAAGATTATTGTTTTGCAATGGTGTAACAACAGACTTTATCCAAGCATATAATGGTACAAGTGTTGCTAATTGGACATTTACTTTTACAATAAGTGGAGCGCCAGCAACATTAAACGCTAGGCAGATGTTCTTTGTTAGAGATCGGCTAGTGTTATTCCAAACATCAGAAAATGGAACTTTATATCCACGTAGAATCAGAATATCTGGTACTGGCACAAGTGGTGATATATTTGACAATACCGCAACCGGTGCAGGTTTTATTGATATACCTGATAATACTTGGTTCTTTGGTGCAGACTTTAATCGAGATGATCTTATTGTTTACACTGAAGCTGCAACATGGATGTTAAAATATACTGGAAATGATACTACACCATTTATATTGCAAAAGATAGACGGCTCAAGAGGTAGTGCAGCAGCATTCTCCGTTACATCATACCTGAACCGAACCGTTGCAGCAAGTCAACGTGGGTTAATCATATCAGATGGTTATAAAGTTGAACGGATGGATAAATATCTGAATAACTTTTCATTTGAAAATATTAACTCAGAACAATTCAAATCATGTTTTTCTGGATTCTTAGATGAAGAAAGAGATGTTTATCTTATATATCCATCTAACGCTACTGAAAGACCTGAATTTTTAGCCGCTGGTGAATCAGATAGAATCTTAGCGATGAACTTTGAAGATAACAACTTTGCTATATATAGATTCGCATTATCATGTATGGGTAATTTTCAACAAGGTGCAGCAGTACTTTGGTCTGACTTAACAGAAGCAAAAGGCTTTCCAAACTGGGATACATTAGGCGCTAAATACGGATCATGGCTAGACTTTCCCTTTACACCAGGTTCACCCTTATCTTTAGGCGGAGGTCATAAAGGCGAGGTATGGCGTTTAAATGCTACTGAATCTCAAGATAATCCTCAACAAGTGCGAGATATTACCGCAGTTGATTCAACTACACTTAGAGTTACTACAGATTGGAATAACTACCAAGTTGGAGATTACATTACCTTTGAAGATGTAGAAGGTATGACTGAAGTTAATAATAAACAATATGCTATAGATGCGATTAATACAAATTATACCATATTTGATATAAACATAGATGGAACTGGTTTTATTCCTTACACCGGTGGTGGAGTTGCCTCTAGATCTATACCATTTGAAGCCTTATCTAAAAAGTTCAACCCATTTGCAAATGCAGATAAAAAAGTTAAATGTGGTTGGATATACTTTTATGTAAGTACAGCTGTAACAAGTTTAACTGATGATAATGGAGATTCTGAACCTGCATTTCTTACCATAGAGATAATAACAAACGATAATGTGGGAAGCACTGATTTGACTCCTCCAATGTCATATAAAATTGATTGTTCTAACTTAACAAATGAAACTGGATCAAAGAATTGGCGTAAGATTTGGATTAACCAAACCGCTAAGTTTATTCAGTTCAAGATGACTAATGTACAAGCTGGTGCAAAGATACAAGTTCACGCGATGATGCCAGGCTTTCAACCTATGGGTCGCTTAGTATGAGTTCAAATCTACCTTTATACAAGAACTTTGGGTCTCAAGTTAGGAATGAAAATCCAGATCTATCACGACAACTTGAAGAGATGTACACCAGCTTTGCTTTATCGATACAAGGAATGGTTAAAAAAGATGTTGTTTCTGGTGCTAATCCATCTGCTAGCGCTCAAAGAAACACATACTTTTCAATAGGCGATATAACAGTAAGAACAGACACAGACACATCATGGATAATGACATCTAGAACTACACCTGAAGCTGTTACATGGACATTAATAACATAACAAGAGAGATATTATGGCAAACTTAAATTATGGCAGTGCTGCAAAAGGTGGACTATCTGGTGCTGCTGCTGGTTTTTCTGTAGGCGGGCCTTGGGGTGCAGTTGCAGGTGGAACAATAGGCGCAACTGCTGGCTTATTTGATCGTAAGAAAAAGAATAAACAACTGTCTAGCCTGGATGAAAAACAACAAAACATTAACCAAGCTCAATATCAATCCATACTAGGTAAAGGTCCACTTGCAGATCTGTATAACTTTGATGCAAACCAGGCTAATGATGTGTTTGATCAGAATTATGCTAGACCTGCTAACAGAAACTTTCAAGAGAACATCGTACCATCCATTACAGGCCAATTTAGGGGTGCTAACCTGCAGAACAGCTCTTACGCGGGTGATGCGTTAAGTAAAGCCGGAAGAGACGTACAAGAGCAGTTAAACGGCCTTAGATCGAAGTATCTATTTGATGAACAAAATCAAACCAAGAATGCACAAAGAAATGCTATAGAAAACTTCCAGAACAGGTCGAACTTTTCATATGATAAAAACCAGGGCAATTCAGGATTCGATATTGGTGAATTATTAAAATCAATCCCACCTGAAGCAATACAATCGTTAAAAGATTACTTTAGTCAAGACGAAGATGAAACAGATACAGCTGGTACAGCCGGTACAGCAGGAGAAGGATAATGCCACAAGTACAATTTGTAGACTCAACACCAAATAAACCTGAGCCAACTGGAGTTCAAGAGTTTTTCTCTAACTTAAGTAAAACATATAAAGACAGCAAAGATAAAGATACATTTGGAAATCTGTTAAAAGAATATTCACAAAACACAGAAGCAGCTGATTCATTACCTAAGTTGTTTGCTGATATAGAACAAAGTAGTATGAGTCCATCTAATCGACTAGCTGCAACAAACAAAGCACATGCAATTGCTAAGACAATATCAGATAGAGATAAGGTTTTAAATGAAAGATTCAAGAAGACTAAAGAACAAGTCGAGAATGAAAAAGAGCAACAGTCCTACCTTGGCGCTAGGGATGTTTTAGAAAGACAACAAGAACTTCTTGACAAAGGTAATCTTGGTCCAAAGATGTCATTGGTGGGAACACCTAGAAAAAGAGGAAGTACACGTGATCCTGAAGGTATAAGAGATAGAGCAGAATATGCACAGCTTGGTAAATCTTTAATATCATATGCAACAGATATTCCAATCAAAAATAAAGCGGAATTCGAAGCTCTAGCTGAAAAACTATATGATCCTTACCAAACAAAAGAAGAGCTTGAAGGTATTATTAACGCCATGAGAATAATTATTGACAACGGTTTAAAGCGTACTGGATATAAACAACCAGAATCATCTACACCTAAAGAAACACCTACACAGAAGTTATTCCAAGGTAAAAACACAGCAACCTTATACAATAGAAGTGGTAAATCAACAGAGGTTAAAGCAAATGATTCAGAATCTATGATTAAAGCTTTATTGAATGGTTATGCATCAGAAGGTCATGTTGCGATGACATCTTCTAGTGGTGAACCTTTGAACGTGCCTGAATCAGATGTTGAAACTGTTCTAGAAGAAGGTGGAGATTTTATAAATGCCAAATGATTTAACCCAAGAAAAACAACCATTTGATTTTTCTAAATATCAGCCATATAAACAACAAGAAGATGTAGAACAACAACCTACAGAACAACCGCAACCTAAAGCAAAAGAAGTTAAACCAGCAGACCTAAGCAAATATCAGCCATATGAAATTCCTGAATTTGAAGGCAGCTACACATTAGAAGGTGTAAAAAGTGGTTTAAGATCTAGTGCTACATTTATACCTAAAGTTGGAAAAATAACTGAACAGATTAATGAAAAACCATTTGAAAAAAGATCTACCGGGCAAAAAGCATATTCACTTGCACTAGAATCATTCCCCGCAACTAAAGCATTCTTAAGTGGTGCTTCACTAGTGTATGATATGAAGCCAGAATTTTTTGGTAAAACTCATGCAGAAGCTAAGATGGCAGAAGGTAAACCATTACCTAAGGAAGTAACAGAATCAACCAGATTTAGAGTCGGTGAATTTTTTGGTATGGATTTACCTTTTATTGGTTTTGATCTTGCAACTGCTGGCGGAAGTAAAATACTAAGACATGGGGTAATCCAGACTGCTAAATTTGGGTTAAAAAGACTGGCTCAAAAAGAAGCATATATACGAGGTGCTAATCTTGTAGCAGGACAAACAATAAGACCTGCACTTGCTGGAACATTATCAAGAACTTTACAAGATAATGGAGTGCCTGAATGGGCTGCAAATGTGATATCTATACCATTCGGATACTATGCGATACCTAAGGCTGTTGATAAAGCTGGTATATATGTTTTAGAAAAGACTACAGAATCATTACTTAAGAAACAAGCTAAGGCATCATCTTTGGGTATTACCCCAACTTTTGCCAATACTGGTGAAGGTGCAACAAGTGAACTAGCACTTGGTATATTGCAGAAAGACTTTTCATCTAGAAATATCATGAAAGAATCTATTGCAAAACAAGATAAAGAATTTGGTGATTCTATATTAACAATTGTTAATGCTGATAAATCTATAGTTGATGAAGCAGAAAACTTTTTAACTGATGTTCTAGAATCAAACCAAGGTATCCTTAGTAAAGAAGAAGAATCACTGGCTGCACAACAAGCTAAACTTGGTGAAACAACTGAAGCTTTGGAAACGGAACAGAAAGCTGTTAAGACAAAACAACAAGAGAATCAAGAAGCTGCACAACAACTACAAGAAGATGAAACACCGATACCTAAACCGAATACTCAAGCTGAAAGAGTTAAGATAACAGAACAAGCAACCGCAACCTTACCGGATAAATATTTAGATGTATCTGATCGTTTAATACAAGATGCAGAGAAAAACATAAAGGCTAATGCTGAGACTGTAGAAGATCAAAAAGCTGTGCAACTAGTTCAAGATATACCTGTAACTAAGATGGCATCTGAAAATGCAATGGAATCGATATATGAATCTATTTCTCCGCGTATAGGTCAAGCAGATGCAGGTAAAATATATAAAGATAAAAGAGCTGAAGCTTATAAAATAGCTACTGTAGAAAAAAGAAATCTGTATCAAGATTTAGAGAAAAAAACAAGAGCCTCAAAACATGTAATACCTTTTGCTGATTTTGAAAGATTAACAAAAGATTTAACAAACATGATAGAAAATCTTCAAAGTTTAACTTTTAGATCACCTCGACAAGATAGAGCCTTAGATCAGCTTATTAAGTTATATCAATCATTTGATAGACCTAATGAAAGTTTTGGATTTGGTGATGATGTAGTTCCTGTTAAAGATGCTCCAGATCTGTTAAAGCTGTGGGAAATAAGAAAGTCACTTGGTCAATCTATTAACTGGTCAAGCAATGCCCCAGGTGAAAAAATATTAAAAAGCAGATATGAAAACTTTAACAAAGTTCTAGATAAAAATCTAAAAAGTGCTGGTTTATTAGAGTTATATAACAATGCTAACCAAGTATATATAGAAAGATTTCTACCACTAGAACAAGGATCAAATGGCAAAGTTAAGTATATGTCTGATGAAAATGCAGGAAAAGTTTTAAATCTAGAAGCTATCAATGGTTTAGAACAATATGTAGATATTCAGAACTTAAACCCACTTAGAAGACATGCATTAGAAAAACAAGTAGGTCATCCTAAACCTGGAAATCTGAACTATAGAGAAGTTCAAAAGTTTCAGAATGTAAATAAATATTTAACTCCAAATGAACAAGCTCAGTTTCATTCTTTAACTAATATGCCATTGATACAGGCTAAAGTAGCGACTAATCAACTTGGTTATATAGAGAATTTCATAGAAAAAAACAGAGACAAGCTTTCACCAAATGTATTAAAACAACTTGAAAAAGTTACCGGAGAACTTAGATCTAGAGCTGATTTACCTGTAGAATATATAACAGGACGAGCGCAATTAGCTGAACTGGAAAGAATATCAGAAGAACAATATATAAGTGATGTTCAACAACAAAAGAAAGATAGAACCCAGTTAAAAAGAGACCTAAGACAAGAGAAGGCTCAAACACAACAACAACTTGAATCTATTAAAGAACAACAACAGGCTATTGCTAATCAATCTAAAGATATTTCTGCTAAGCAAAAAACCACAAGA